CGGCTGCGTAATCGTTCCTCGAGTAAAGTGCCAATCCCTAACTGAAAATACATATTCAGCGAGGGCTCAACACAAACCATACGACTAATAAGTGTCGTTTTTGGAACAAAGTTGCACCGGCTACTATTGACAATCTTCGGATATCCGAACTTTTCACGGCGGTTAGATTCCGCCTCATGAAAGGTAGGTAACCCAGCAATATTGTCTCTGTACATACTGTACAAATCAAAAGATGTCGTTGCCATTTTGGAACTAAAAAGCTTAGCATAAGTGCTATGCAATTCAGATCCAATACTAGCACCCGGCCCACACCTAGCTTTCTCTAATAAATTAGATAAAGAAGGGATAAGCAGGTTACCATCGGGATGGAGGAAGAGATCTAGTTCCCTACGGAATTCACCGTAGAGTTCATGATCAGATCCCCAATCGAGCTGGAGACTCCAATCTTTACACCTGTTATTCGATGCAAAGAACATCTCTTTTGCAGCTAAATCAGCATCAACAGTACTCTCAGGCAACCATTTCTTTATGATTGTCTGAAGCAATATTGATGCTGCAATCTGCTTATAAGATGCGTCTGGAGGAATAGAGCCAAGATTCAAAGAATCAAAAGGCATAAATTCCTTAACATCAGATGAAATAGAATCGTAAAGAGCGACAGAGCTAATGCCCATGTGTATCTCCGATAAGTACCAAGAAAAGCGATACGTGTTAAGTTAGGATGAAATAAATCAACCGCCTAACATGGCAACAATAGCACTAATAACAGAGCCACCCGCGCCTTTTATGGCGTGTGTGTTCTGCACGAGCACTAATGTCGCTAAAATCGCACTGCGATGAACTACCAAATAACTTAGTATACTCTGAAGCATAAATACCTCAGATTACACCGGTTACGAGGGTATCACCAATGGAAGCGGAAATCTGATTAAGAGTTCCGACCAGAAGTGACATCGCCGCTCGAATATTAGCAGGGTCCGCAGAGTCTGCTCCCGCTGGCACATCAATCGTAAGAGTGGCATTTAAGACACTCTTTGGTTGACCTGCAAGCGGAAGCGCACCCTTACGGACAATGATCTTATACGAGTTTCTTGGGACGCTCCGGAGAGCACCCGTCACAGGATCAACGGCTTGGACAGTTCGAAGAACTGCCGGTCGCGCAAGATTTACTGTGAAGGGATTCGACGGCGTCGAAGAGGTGTCGACACCAGTTTGAGTACCGCTAATAGCGGTAACTGCATACTGTTTGCCGGCTTGCCCATTCGGAGAGCTGTCTACAGCGACTGTATAACCAGGAGTGGTAAATCCAGTCTGGGCACCACCCACAACGGGAGAGGCGACTGTAAAGGACATAAAATGATCCTAAAAGTATGGACTACTAAAAAATAGTAGCTTGACTTAACGAATGTTTCGGACAAAACGACTGATATCGGACTGTTTACTTAACATTAAGGCCGTTAAATTCTCCCATGGTTTAAGTGACCCCAGAGGCAGAGAAAATCTGAACTGGGGTATTAAATCTGAAGGGGAAATAGGGCCTCTCTGAAAAGTGACAGCCGAACCAGAAGGGTTTACCGTGGTATCGTTACGGCTAAGCAAAAGGAAAAAGTCTGGAGAGTAGTTATCCAAAAGCATACTGTATAACCAATCATATTGGTGGACAGTACGGATGGTTCGCTTACCCCAGGCAAGATTTCCAAAATTATAGCTGTAAGATCTGATAACATCACCAATATTGGCGAAATAATCAGCAATCCAAGAATAAGGCAGTAAGTCCCAAATAGTAGGCACAAAATGTTCAGCATCAAGCTGAAGAAGTTGAGGCACACTAATTGAACCATTACTAGCACTTGTTCTTATGGCTCCTTTCATGGATACACTGTAATACCCAGTTACTCTGGTACGACAGTATATCTCACCAACACTTATTGATTGAATAAGGTTGCGGGGTTCCTCAAAATCGGAAAAGGATCCTCTAGCACTGACACTGATAGTTTGGACATTTGGTTTATTACGATTATTCGTAAAAGCCGCATATCCAGCACCAACATCAGAAGCTAAAGGGTTCCAACCAAATTTGAACTCAAGCCATGTATCTGCTACCATCTTTGAAAGGTCACGTTTATGCCTTATTAACCTGGAAAGTTTAGAAACTTTCGTTAGGTGTTGAAGCGTAAACTTCCTTAAAGAATTAAGCGGATGGATTAACCCGTCACGCGTTTGTTTCCACTCGCCAAGATCCTGACCGGCCTCGAAAGAGGATCGGACAGAGTCAGAGGCTTCTAGAAACTTACGAATGCAGCGGTTTGTAACTTCGGCAATAACGTCGTCTGGTACGGCCTTTTCGACAGCACGCCAATGTAGGGGTCTCGGGATACCCTGAAATCCATACACAGCTTGCGAATGTCCGTCAGGAACGTACAAGAAAGTAGCAAACAAATCAAGAAAACCTGGATCAAGCGATGTATAAAAACCACTTGCGGTGATAGTTGCATTGCCGCCACGTTTTATGATAGACTTCCACTCTGGTAAGTAGTCCCCAGTAAAGCTTCCGCCAGCAACAGCAACACCTGAATCAATAGAAGCAGGTGGGCCATTGTTGGTAAGGAAAACCTCAAAAGGAACGCCAAACGTGTGAGTTTTAGTGTATGCCACTTTTTACTCCGTATTGTTAAGTGACCATAAACAGGTACCACCTATTTAGAGGGTACAAATAAAGAGAGAATCTAAACTAAACTACATATTCCGGTGAACACCACAAAAGTTGGCGAACACAGGATCAGAGGTAGAATGGATTAGATTCTCTCTTTATTTGGACCCTCTAAATAGGTGGTACCTGTTTATGGTCACTTAACAATACCGAGTAAAAAGTGGCATACA